CATACATGACCAACCTCGGATCGTTGGACTTTGTCGACGCCAAAGAATTCTTGAGGGTCTGGATTTGCTCCTTAGTGTCATAGAAACATCGAACCTTTTGGGAATTCAACCAGTGCATCTTACCACCGGGGCATGGCTCACCCACGACTCGTGATGCCTCTGGACAATCCGTGTGTGGGTTGAGATGATTGGTCGAGCACGCCAAGGTCGTCGTGGGATCCTGTTTCATGAAACGACCGTTGTCACCGTAAAACAGAGCCTCCGCCTGTTTTTTGTTGTTTCCCCCGGAATCGCGCCATATGGTGGCGTGCCCAGTGCGAATGAGTCCGTGCACGTCCATGTCGACGTTATACTCGTCGGTGGGCACCGGTTTTGCCCAGACGTGGGAGATTTGGTTCATGAAATACCCGTGTGCGGGGTAGTATTGCCAGTCATCTAACTTGTTAAACCCATCATTCAAAGGGACGATGGTGCCATCGACCTGATCAAACTTTTCAAATCTATTGTTGTTGAGATCTTTAATATACCCCTTTGGTTTGTAAAGTGCGTGATCCGTGTACATCCACAGAACATCTTTGCAATCGCCCTGGGTTTCCATGATGTCGATGTCGTTGTCGCCGATGCTGAACCAAGTTTTATTTCCGACGTTGTTATCCCAATTACCATGATGCAGTCGATAGTGTTGAAAGTCCCTGGTAGTTGGTTTTTTTTCCAATAATTCATCGACTTTTTTCTGTAATTCCGATTGGAGTCCCAATCCGGTGTAGAGTCCGTCATCGCTGTACACGTTCTCTTGTGTGTATCGCGAAATTTCAAAATCAGACCGCATCAGTATGTGATCGTGATAAGTGGAATTTTGGAGTCTGGAGTACCACACCGGTTTGCCCTCGACATCTTCCAAAAATACAAACAATCCTAAATTTCTATCCTGGCAACAATCACGTCTGTTAACTATTCTGATGTAATCAAGTTTAGTAAAATCAAATGGATCGGAAAAGGATACTTTCACCCACTGATCCCCTTTGGCGGATCCGGTTTGTGTGTGAGCCAGGGTTGTGTTATTCTTATCCTTGAGATTATCGGCGCCATACGACGCGTGTGTGGTCTTCATCTCCGCAAGACTCGCAGTAACCTCAGACCCACCTACGAACACCCGTATACCGTTTAGATTGATGGGTTTGTTCGCGTTGTCGGGTGATTGTCTCAGCGTGACCGCACTGATTTTACTGAGTCTCTCGACAAGTTTCTTAGCCTCCTCATTGTCTCCATCTTTCGGTGTCATTTCGTAGTCCTGGTACCACGCCGGAAGTTCTTCAACTTTGCCATGGTCCCACCCATAGTGATGACTACCCAACTTTATTCTGCACTGGTCTTCGGAACTGGGTGACCACTTGGGTTCATCGAAGCTTAGGCGGTTGCCAGTACCGCCACCGCCACCGCCACCGCCACCGCCGCCCATGATCGTTGCGTTACTATGAACACATATTTTATTTCTTCATGCTCACACCCAACACACCGATACACAGAATGCACAGACAACAACAGACCACGACCTGACCGAAGGCGAACGCTTCCTTCTCCATCTCCGTCGGCTTCTTCTCCAAGGTCCAGTCATCCCCCAGTTCTCCTGGTTGTTCGAATCCCTCGAGAATTTCCTTGATGTCATCCAAACTCTTGCCACTGTTGACGACACAGTGGCGGACGATGTCCCCGTTCGTGGCCGTTCCAAGATTCCAATCCTTACCACATATGTTGACTTTGGTGGGACACTCCGGTGTGTTCTCCGGACGCCAACTCGTGGCCGGACACACACCCCGACGACAGTGCTTGTATTTTTCGAGGAGTTCGTACCCATCCTTCCCGATGGCGTCGTCGCTCTCTAATTCCTGTGGGAGTTCAGAATTCTTACACACCGTGCTATCCGGTAACTCCCCACACCGTTCGTTGACGATGTTGTAACAGTTGCACCAACTGTTGTTATAGTCGTCACCCTCACAGTATCTCTTGTTCCACGCCTCCACCTGTTCGGCGGTGATGTACGGCGCCTTGCACACCGGGTTCGTGGCCTTGTCGCCAACCTTGCCCTTACAAAACTTTTGGATGAGGACTTGAAACATGTTTTCCATCGTCGTGTTCCCCCCCTTGGCGTTGTACAAACTCCGCACGCCCGCGGCGTTCGTGTCGCTGTAGTAGCACCTAAATTTCTTACCCCCCGACTTTTCATTGGTCCTCGTCGCACCCGGACACATGTCTTCGTCGTCCACGTCGAATGAAATCAATCCATCTTCGTGCACCGGAAACTTGGTGACTTTCACGGAACTCGTCCAATCGTCGTGTGGCACGTCGTGGAATCCACTCTTCATGGTGAACTTGTCTCCCTTGTGATTCTTGTCAGCGTACGCCTGGACCAGGTGATCTTCACATCCCTCGACTTTGTAGGAACTCATGGCGTTGTCTTGAAAAAAATCCATCGTGGCTTTGCTTTCTTTTTGCCAGGGGGAGCATCCACCGCCACCGTCGCGAACCCAATTGTGACAGGTCCTGTATTGACACTCCATTAGTAATCGCTGAGAAATTTTTCTGAATCCCTAGTAAACATGGGGGGGTCGTCGCGACAGAGAATTGAACAATTTTTTGACATCAACGTCCTCAACCAATCAATCACGAACAGCATCACCACCAATCGCACGTCGGTGGCGTCGTCTCAAACGAACATTCAAAAGTTATCCATCATCATCGGTGGTAGTGTGGTGGGATGTGACATCAAGACTGGACAAAAGATTCAGGCCAACAACACATCCACGGTGGAATCGGCGGTCTCGAGTGCGGTCAACATGAAGCAGGAGATCTCCTCCCAATTGGATCAATCCGCCACGGCCAACATGGAAATGTTATCCGAGTTGGGGGACATCACCGCCCTCACCGGTAAAAAAACCCAACAGGACGTGTTACAGGAGATCAAGAGCGTGGTCGAGAACATCGTCGAAACGAACATCACCGAAGAAAACATCACCGAATTGATGGCGGAGCAGGTGAACATTCAGAGCACCGAACTCATCATCGGTGGATCCTTCGACTGCCGTGGAGGGCGCGGTACCATCGACGCCTCCCAGGACGTCGTCGCCGGTCTGACGGCCACCGCCGTCACGGACATGCTCACCGAAAAGATTATGGAGAACAAATTCATCAACAAGATTGCTCAATCCGGGGATACGTCGCAATCCCAAAAGGCTACCGGTTTCGCGTCCATAATCGATAGCATCGGTGAGGGTATCTCAGGCATCATCTCGTCCTCCACCGGTATTTTCTGGATCATCGGGTGCGTGTTGTGCGTGGCCCTCATCGGCATCGTCGTGTTCATGATGTCCCCCGCTGGACAAAACGTGGGCAGAGCTGGTGCTTCGAAGATTAAATATTCACGATAAATTTCTAATCATATCACAAATGGGAGGAGGTGGTGGAAGTCCCCGGCAACAGATTGAGCAGTTCCTCAATATCAGTGCAATGAACAAATCGGTGACGAACCAAATCGTGAAGAATAGGACGACGGTTTCCTCGTCACAGACTAACATTCAAAAGTTGACAATCGTCATCGCCGGTAACGTGGTTGGGTGTGACGTCATCATGAATCAGAAAATCGATAGTAAAAACGTGAGTACCGTCGAATCGGCGACATCCACGGTGGTCGACATGAAGACGGAAATCGGTGACATGCTTAAGAAAGCCATGGAGGGCAATATGGATCTCCTCGAGGGGGTGGGGGATTCCCTCAGCGTCCAGGGCGCCGCCGGTGACGCCCAAATTAAACAACACATGAACACCACAATAGAGAACGTGATAGAAACCAACATCACCCAAGAATCCGTCTCCGAACTCGTCTCCGAACAGGTGAACATCCAGAGTTCGGAACTCATCATCGGGGGGAATTTCGATTGTCGGGGGGGTCGTGGGAAGATCGACGCGTCCCAAGACATCGTCGCCACGCTCACCGCGGATTCCGTGGGGAACATGATCATCGATAAAGTCCTCGCCGATCCGGTGGTGACCGAAGCCACCAAACAAATCGAGAAGAACATTGAAAAACGAAACAACAGCATTCCCTACAAACTCCAAAAGTTTTTCACGAGCGCCGTGGGCATCGCCACCATCGTGGCGTCCGTGTGCATGTGTTGCGCGTTCATGCTCCTCCTCCTCGTCGCCGGGGGTGGGAAAAAAAATAATTAAAGAAGAAATTGAGATTATTGTGTAATGATTTTAAGTATAGATGTCGGTATTCGAAATCTCGCCATGTGTTTACTCAACGAAACGTCCGATAACCGGATAGAACAGTGGGACGTCAGCGGTGTCCCACCGGAACACAAAGACGGTTTGTACGTGTCCTTAAGGAAACACCTGGACGAACGCCCGTGGGTGCTCACCGCGGACGTCGTCCTCATAGAGAAGCAACCGGATAGGAATAAGAAGATGGTGAGCGTGATGCACTTTCTCCACAGCTATTTCGTCATCAAGTGCCCCCGCGCGGAGACCATCCTCTACGACGCTCGTCACAAAGTCCCGGACGTCGCCGGTTCGGGGAAAACCCTGTACAGGAAGAGAAAGAACACCGCCATCGAGAGGTGCAGGGATTTCATTCACACCGGTGACACCAATAAGGGTTGGATTGAGACCTTTACGAAATCCAAAAAGAAGGATGACCTCGCGGACACCGTGCTCCAGGCGCTGTCGTTCACGAGGAGGGTCGACCCCCTCCCGGAGACGTCCAAAAAGGTGAAAAAGGTGACACCCCGGAAACCCACCCCGAACCAGAAGGAGACCAAATACTCCAAGGCAAACCTGGCGTGGATTTACAAAAATAAACCGGAGTGTGAGGTGTTGGATAATAACAAGAGATTCATGAAGGATCTCCGGAGGTACTACCGAGACATCGACGAATTAATATCAGACATTAAATAAAGTATGAACTTTACGACATACGTGATAAATCTCGATTCTCAGAGGGAGAGATTCGAGGCACAGTCCCAAAGTCTGCGGGAGGTGGGAATTCTTCCGGTGAGGATCAGGGCGTTCACGCGAGATGAAATCCCGGAACAGGACGTGGACAGACACTTCGCGCGCCACGCCAGACACGTCACGCCCCACTCCAACATGGCGTGCGCGTACTCCCACATCGTCGCCCTCAAGACGTTCCTCGAGACGGATCCCAAACCGGTCGCCCTCATCCTCGAAGATGACGCGTTCCCACTCGTGGACGTCGAGGCTCTCCGGAAAACCGCGCAGACCCACCACGGGGAGTGGGACATGCTCTCCCTCCACTGCGATGGACTCTGTCCGGAGGGTGGGGGTGCGCCGGGGAGACTCTCCGCCTCCGCCGCGGCCTATTTCGTCACCAGGGAGGGTGCCCAGAAAATCCTCCACCACAAATTCGATTATCAATACGACCTCGACACCACCTACGTTAGAGGTCTCCGGAAGCGCGTGGACAGGGAAAACTCGTTCTGGACGGACGAAGACGCCACCATGTCTGGGTCGTGGAGCACGAACCGGAAAAACGTGAGGGGGTGCCCAACGCTTTTGCGGGACGTGAGGGGAAACCGGGGAGAGAAGAACGTGTGTCACGCCATGTGGTACAAACTTTTTCGTGTCTTTCGTTACGAAGTCACTACTTTCGACGTCTTGGTCGTGGCCTTGGCCTTGTTTTTAAGTCTCCGTTTACGGTAGATGAATAGGGACAAATGTTTTCACGCGTGCCTCGTCACCGTGCTCCTCGGAGGCTTCGGCGCCGCGGTGTTCATACGAACGAGGTCATCGTGGTAATTCCGTGGAGGGTGCGCGACTGAGGTTGAGTTTCCACCGGGTCAGGACGTCGCGTATGGCGCTCTCGTTCTGTACTTTTATCACCGGTGACAGACCGTTGACGACGTCCGGTTTGGCGCGATCGTCGTCTTTGAATTTTTTTTGATACGCGAGAATGCTGCACGGTGGGATGTCGGGGGCGTCCTCCAAGAGGCGATCGTACTCTTGTCTGAATTGACGCACCAAATCCGTGATGTTATCCTTCTCTCTGTGCTTGGGATCCAGGGTCAGTTCCATGTCGATCGCGCGGTACAGTTTCGACCACGCCGTGCTCATCTCGCTGTGCTTCTCCGCCAGAGACGCGCTCTGACTGAATTTCGAGATGGAATTCAGGACACCCCCGAGGACGTTCAGGCTCGCGAAGACGACTTGGAAAAAACGCGCGTGTTCGGGGAGGTCTTCGCTACTCGTGGGATTTATTACTGCGAAACCACCAACGCCGGTGATCGAGGCTATGATGATGGACGGGTACGACATCCAGTCCGAGACAGATTTGTAGTGGATTCGGGCGTGCGTGTGGAGCCACCGGTACCCGGAAGCCTTTTGCTTCCACTCCTTGAGAAGATCTTCGGATCTATGATCCCAATCTTCACTCATCTTACTTACCGAGCATATTTTTAATCTCAGTCGCCTTGTTCCTCGCCAGAGTGTCCACCTTTTCGTTGAGGGGATTGCCGTTGTGTGCCTTCACCCACCGCCAGTCTATGTTTTTAAAGTTGTCCCTCAGGACGTCAATCCTCTCCCACAATTCGCGGTTTTTCACCGGTTCGTTCTTCGACGTCTTCCACTTGTTTTGTTTCCACGTGTGCACCCACTTGGTGATCCCGTTCCTCACGTACATGGAATCCGTGAACACCACGAGATCGTCCAGACCGAGTTCGAGACACTTTTCCAGGGCTTCGGCCACCGCGGTCATCTCCATGATATTGTTCGTCGTCTTCGCCGTGCCCCCGACGAGTTCAAACCCCGGTCCCACGCACGCCCACCCACCGGGTCCAGGGTTCCCGAGGGCGCTTCCATCAGTAAACACGTTGTTCATTTTAATCAGTACTCGAGTCTTACCTTTAACGAAAAAAATAATTGTGTATTGTAAACCATGAACGCCCTCGTGATAGGTGGAATTATCTTAGTCGTGGTTGGTGTGCTCTTGTTCTTCTTGCTCAAAGACGACGGGACTGGCCCAGCCTCCGCCACCGGTCCGGTCGAAGAGGACGCGACCCAAAACCCAGCAGAAACCACAGAATTGCCAGAAGACGACGTCGCCAATGAGGGGGAAGACGGAACCGTGAAGGAAGAGGTCTCCGAAGACGCCCCCGCCGTGGATGATCCCTCGAAGATCAAGGGTCTCACCGGATGGTACACCGGAGACTCTTGGGACGAAGACAACGAGGTCTGGAAAGACAAATCCGAGGCCAAGAACGACGTCACCGAGGTGAAGGGTTCCATCGACGTCACGTCGGACGATGGCTCGAATAATCAAAAGTATTTGTTCGGTGGCCCGAGCGCGGGGATGAAATTCCCTGTGCCTGTCTTGTCAACCGGTCGCAAATACTCCCTGTTCCACGTTGCCAGATTCAATGGTAGCAGACGTGGACGCATCTTCGACGGCGTCGATAACAATTTCATCAGTGGATTCCACGGTGGACACGTGGGTACCGCGCACCGCTCCGGTTCGGGTTACATCGCACACTGGTTGCGTCCACAAAGTTTCGACGATTTCATCGTTCACACCGATCAAAAGCACCTCTTGCGTTACAACGGCCTCCAGAGGAGCGGTGCCACGAACCAATCCGCACTCATTCCAGGACAATTGACTATCAACGACGGTCAACTGCAAGCCACCGAGAGCAGTGATTGGGCGGTCGCCGAAGTTATCGTGTTCAACCGGGAACTCACCCTGGATGAAATGATGAAAATCGAAAACTACCTCATGCGTAAGTACCGGATTATGAAATCGGCCAGAACGCGCATGCACATGCTCAACTTTTGGAGGGATGGCAAGGATTTGGAAAGATTGGGATACATGGGTGCGGAGTGTGGCGACCAGGGTGCGATATCCTTCAATCGCGTCCTTCAGCACGGGTGGAACGGTCAAATGCATCAAAGACGACATTTCGACACCGGATGCATCCAAGGCCTCGAGGGTGGCTTCGACACCAAGCAAACGAAATACTTTGAGATTTCCGATTGGAAAAATTCATACAAAGGTCTCATGGACATGGACTGCAAGGGACGAGCCATCGGTGGATACTCCTTTGAAGAAACCGGTGACGGTACGAGGCTTCGTCTCAACTACAAGTGCCAAAATGCGCCGGTGAATAAAAAATCGTGTACGTCGCACGAGGTCGAGGTTGGCACGGACGCCGGCATGAACGAAGCCCTCCACGGAAGAACCGCCGATTGTGGCTCCGGTAAGGTCATGTCGCAATTCAAGTACACGGATGAAGACGGTTCGCCGAAATACAAGTTCACGTGTTGCGCCCTCGAGGACGCGTAATCATTTTTTTTCTCTCACCATACTAATATAAAATGAGCGCCGCGATCATCGGCGTCGTCGTCATGCTGGTGGTGGTGGCACTGGTCGTCGCCTACTTTTTAATGTCAGGCGGTGATGGCCCGGCCCCGGCTCCGGCCATACCCCCGGTTGAACCGGAAAATTTAGGAGCGGATGAAACGGGTGCAGTCGGTATGTCACAGGAGGGTGAAGAGGACGAGGATGCCCCGGAACAGGCCGACCAGGGCGAGACTGTCGCCGTTGAGGTTGATGAAAACAAGGCTGATTTCGATCCTAAAAGCATCTCCGGACTTGTTGGTTGGTTCGATGGGGCGAGTTGGAACGACGACGACCTCGTGTGGACGGATAAGAGTGGAAAGAAGAACAACGTGACGGAAATTCTCGGCGCCCCGGAGGCGATCGACGGCGATGAGACATCCGGTGGTGTCAAGTACCTCATCGGTGGTCTCGAAGACGGTCTCCGGTTCCCACAGGAGGTTCTCACCCGTGGTAAGAAATTTACAATGTTTCACGTTTCGCGCTACAATACCCAAATGGTGCCCGACTATAGTAAATCGGGCATGGGTCGCATTTTCGACGGTACGGACAGTAATTTCGTCTCCGGTTCGCACGCTGGTCACATCGGCATGGCGCACCGTGACGGCACCAGTACCATCGCTCACTGGCACAGACCGGAGTGGGGCACGCCGCACTGGCAAGACATTTTCACCGTCAACACGGATCAGAAGCACCTCTACCGGTTCCAAGGCTTGCGAAGAAGCGGTATCACGAACCATTCTGCCATCACTCCCACGCAAATGTCGATCAACCACGGTCAGGCGCGCGCCCACATGTGGGGTGGTCACGGCGAAAAGTCCATCTGGGCGGTGGCGGAGGTTCTCTTCTACGATCGTGAGTTGACGATCGAGGAAATCTTAAAGGTGGAGGATTACCTCTTCGCTCGTTACAAGCTCAAAAAGCTCGTGATGAGCCCGACGTGGCCGTATAACACATGGAAAAATGAGTCGCAGGGCGTCGACGGCACCGGTGCCATTTGCGGTGACATGGGCGGTATTCACAGCACTCGCAATCACAGGCACCACTACTATAACAATGAACAATCGAGGTGGCTCCCGAACGGAAACCACTACTTTGAGGCGGGTTGCACGCAAAACATCAGCGCCCCCGGAAGCAAGAAAAAATCCACCCCCACCGTCGAAGAACCTCTCAACGAAGGCGTGCAGTGGCAAAAGCCGTGGAAGACCCTCATGAGCATGAATTGTGGGACGTCTCCGATTCAAGGGTACGAATTCGAAAAGGTTGGTCAAAAGATGAAGACCAACTACTCGTGCAGTCCGGCCAAGGTGAACAAAGACTCGTGTGAGACGAAGAGATCGTACCGATTCTACAACAAGGATCGCCCGGCCGACCAGGGTTTGCACGCCGGTATTCACCTCGACGACGCCGGGTGCTGGCCGAAGGTGATGACCTCCATCAAGACGGTCGACGACATCGCTGGGGCGTCCGCCGGTAACGACGCTCATCAAGGCATCTACGAATTCACGTGCTGTGCTCTCGAAGACCAATAAATCAATTCATACATACATATTAACGTGCCATGGAAGCATCTTAATATGCATACTTATAAAATAGTCCACATGTGTATTCATGAAATTGATCGGCATCGTGGGAATGCCCGGAACGGGTAAAACAACGCTCATGCGTCGGTGGATGGAGACGCGTGAGTGGGTTGAGGATACTCCCATGAAACTTCTCAACAGTCACCTGAACGAACGCGACGGCATTCGTGTCTTTGGAAAATACAGAGAAGGAGATGTATTTGCTGGTACGGACAAACTTTCGATGGCCGTGCAACCGGTTGCCATCCAATACCTACAGAACCCGACACACGCTGTTACGATTTTTGAGGGCGACCGTCTCACGTCTGTAAAATTCTTCAGGGAAGCGGAACGTCTTGGACACGACGTTTCGATCTTAGTGCTTTCAGTGTCAGATGCAGTTAGGCAACGACGTTACGAGGAACGGGGATCTTCACAATCCGAATCTTTCATAAAGGGTCGACGAACGAAGATACAAAACATCATGTCTCACTTTACAGTTTTTGAATTCAATCACGAAACGGAAGAGGACACCCGAGATATTATTGATTTTTTAGAAACTCATATTTTGTAATACACGATGGAATACCGTTCACCCTCAAATGGGAGTGTTTCGTGAAAGTGCGCCGCGCCGTTGAACCTAAACCATGTGTCTTTTATGTCGTGATCTTCGAACGTCTCTTCATCTTCGCTCCATACTCGCAACGCACCCCCGGTGTAATCCCCCAAACCTATGATGTAACTGTCGCTGGCATTATTTGCGTCTTTGTGTCGCGCGGCCCGTTGATTTTTATTAATGACGACTGACGTGAAAGAAAATTTGTCATTGTACATCTTCATGAGCTTCTTTGCCTTGGTATATATTTTGTTGTACCTTGTTCTTTTAGTTTTTCGGGATAAATCGAATTTCGGTTTGTTAAATTTTTTCACGACACTCTCTCTGTTTTTTATAATTCCGAGTGTAACGTATTCATAATCTTTTTGTTCTGGCTGCATCACACGTCTTCGTGCGTCCGAACGTGGAAAATCAAATTTCCGGAGAACCTCCAGAAATTCTTTTTGCAATTTCTCTCGTTCCCTTATTTTTTTATGTTTTTCACCATGATACAATTTACGTCGAGCTTCGTTTACTTTATGTCTATTGTTTGATCTGTACGACTTGATATACTCGTGACGACATTTCTTGCACGTGTTCAGGCGCCCACCCGCGGATGTCTTGTGCTTTGGGAAATCCCCGAGTGATTTTGTCTCTAAACAATTGTTGCACACTTTCGTGACGGATGGTTCCGGTTCGGGTTCCACCGGTTCGGGTTCCACCGGTTCGGGTTCCACCGGTTCGGGTTCCACCGGTTCGGGTTTGCGCCTTTTCTGACGTCGCACCTTGTTGATCCTATCACGGTTCTGTGCTCTGTAAATTTTAATGTATTCATGGCGACACTTTTTGCACGTATTCAGGTGGCCGTCAGTACACGTTTTGTGCTTTGGGAAATCCTCAAGTCGTTTGCGTTCCCCGCACTTGTTACACTCCTTATCCATGACCTACAATCAATTTTGATTTTTAATTACACGAAAAAATCAAAATTGAAATTTTTAATTACGCCAAAGGTGAAATGGCAAACTTAGTTGGAGAACGCAAGGCCGCCCATACCGGATTGCACGCGAAGAACGTTGTAGTTAGTCGCGAAGAGGTGCATCGTCGTCTTCGCCGTGTTCTTAAGCGTCACCGACACTTGAGCGTTATCGATGCGCGAGAAGTTGCACGTACCGGTCGGTTGGTGCTCTTCCGGTCGGAGCGCGAACGAGTAGCAGTAGATACCCGGGTACGGGGAACCGGAGTGGTGCATGTACGGCATGACTTGGTTGTAGAACTTGCCGTCTTGCGCCTTCGCTCGGTCCTGTCCATTCAAGACGAGCTTGAATTCGGAAAGCGGACCGTACGCGCCGGAGGTGCCTTCTTCAATCCAGCGTTCCGTGGACGCACCGGTACCAACCGCGTAGAGCGGGGCACCAACTTGTTCAATCGGGACGAAGGCGTTGGAGGCGGCGATGGCCGTCGGGTCGGTCTCGAGGACGACGTCGTTGTTGGCGGCTTGGGCGGTGAAGTTCCACGCGGAGGCGTTGGCGACCGCACCGTCGTTGAAGCACCACACGAGCTCCTTCACCGGGTGGTTGTAGGAGAGGCGAACTTGCTTAGTGCCGTTTTGGGTCACCGTGTCCGTACCGGTGTGCTGGGTTTGCTCGATGAGGTACTCGTGCGCCTTTTGGGAGAAGCGTCGGCGTTCCTCTGTGTCAAGGTAGATATAGTTACCCCAAACCTTGAAAGTAGAGCCGTCGGTGTAAGCGGTGAACTCGGACGAGAGGTCGAAGTCCAAACGAACCTCGTGGTATTGGAGCGCAATGAGCGGCAAAGCCAAACCCGGGTTACGGTTGAAGAAGAAAATGAGCGGGAGGTAGATGGCTTGACCGGAACCGGACGTCATCTTACCCCACGTCGCCTTCTTGGAGGAATCGAGGTACAATTCCGAGTACAAACGCCACCACTTTTGGTAGCACTTGTCGATGCGCTGGCCGCCAATGGACAACTCAACATCCTTGATGGCGCGCTCCGCCGCCCACGCCGCGGCCAAACCACCGACGGAGGACGTGTTGAGGGACGCGGCAACCATCTCGACGTACATTTCGGAAATAAGATCGCCATTGCGAGCAATAGTTACACTGACACGACCGTTGTTGGCCGCGGTACCGTTAACAGTTTGTTCAATAACTTCCATAGCGAAGTTAGTGTGACGGCGGTAGACCGCGTTGAAGAAGGTGACCTTCGGGGACGCAGTGAGGTAGGTATCTTGGGCTCCGTAGGCGACGAGCTGCATAAGACCGCCCGCCATTGTGAATGTGTTTGTACTATACGCTGAGAAAATAATTTCGCCTGAGTATCCCGCATGCCCCCTGAATGCGTGATTTTTTCCGGTGACTTTTCTCAGCCCATGGTATAATGACGATTGTGGTCGACGACAAGGGTGCACGCATCGCTGATGAAGAAGACGAGAACGACTTTGAGACGGACGACGATGAAATCGAGGAGGGGGAAATCGTCGAGGACACTGAAGACGAGGACTCCGACGACGAAGACGACGACGGGCTCGCCCCGTTCGAGGATCCGATGCAGGAGCTCGGCGAAATGTTGGCGTCCGTCCTGGCGACACCGGATGGGGACACCGTGTGCTCCGCCCTGGTC